CGACACGATCTTGTTCGGGCCGTCACCAGAGTAGTTCTTGCCACCCTTGATCCCACCGCTGACCTTGCCGCCGCCAGCTTTCTTGTGTCTATTAGCCATCTTATGAACCTCCTAATAACTTGGAATAGTTTTACCGCCAGCCGGCGGCGGGATCACTGCGCCAAGGAAATAAACGTATTTATCAGAGGATGTCGCCAATACGGCAACTGGACCTGTGACAATGGGTATTCCCGTAAGATTTCCTAGACTTAAAAACCCACCGCTAACTGTTCCCACACTTCCATCATAGTAGTACTCTACAGACGACCCCTTTACGATAATCGTGCCATCCGGCAGGATAAAGCCAGGAGAACTAGATAAATTAGCAGCAACTGATGAAGCTATTACCGGTCCCCCGCCCTCGGCATTGGTCATGAACAAGGCAGCGCCGGAAAGACCCGATAAAACTTCTGACATCAGGTCGATACTATTGCTGCTAGGATAGGTTAAGTTCATGCCGTTATAGCCTGAAGGGCTTTAAGAGTAAGTGTGCCAGAGACGCCAGTAGATGTAGTGCTTAGTCGCAGCCCGCCCAGCGGTGAAAGAACCGAAAAGATGATGCCGCTCGGATCAAGCCCAGAAGACGTGATAGACGAGCTTAGGTTCGCCCACGAAATGATTGGAGCCGGCGTAGTGGTTGGATCGTCAAGAGTGAATTGGATCGTAGCAAAACTAGAAGCAGTCGTGGCAGATGCCACCGTCAATTGAACGGTAGTGGTCTTATACACCGGGTTAAGCATGATCGCCGCAGATGGCGTCGTGGAGGTGAGGGTGGTTACTTGTGCGCCCATGATGGTTTCCTTTAGCCGCCAGTCTCAATAGTCCAGATGACTTCATTGGTAGTTTCTGCCGCCGCAGTCGCAGCCCTTGCAAGCAAGGGGTTGACCGTTGCCGTCAGAAGACCCGTGATTTGACCGCCGAAGAATACGCTAATCATGATGTAGGGAAACTCCCCCAGACGCTTCTCCAGTCATAGAAGCCGAAACTATAACGCTGGTAGCCCTTGACGAGCAGGTTATCAGTCGTGAACTCGACCGACATATCCATCTCGTAAGGTTTGCGGTTCATGAAGATCAAGCCGTCGATGTTCGTGGTAATGAACCACGCGAACGAGCTGGTCAGGTAGTCATTGACGATGAACCCTTCCTTGAAGGAATCGTTCATGTCCTTGATGGCATTGATATCGTTCGTGGCGGTGCCGGGACGTAGCTCGCTTCGATAAAGACGGAGCGCAACGGGTTCCAAGGCTACCGGGATGATGGTCTTCTTGGCGCGGGCGTAAATCTTCAGAGCCGCGTTGTCTCTCCAGGTAGACCTGATCTGAATACCCGCGTTCAGAAGCGAGGTCTCGTTAAGATCGACTGCAACGCTCGGGGTGTTAGCGATGGTGGTTCCATCGATCGGATGAGCCGGATCGAACAGGGCCTTGCCGTCACCGCCCACCGAAGGATTGAAAGTCGTGCCGCTATTCAGAACATTCGCGCCATAGATTTCTTCGGTCTGCGCAAAGGAGAACATCAGACCATCGTTCGATGGCCCAAATTCTGACTTGTACAGATTGTCATCAATGGCTTTGCGTGTGATCGCGTAGCCAAGCCCGATCTCGTTGTGCTCTTGGTTGTAGACAAAACGCTCGCCGGCCGCATTGTCGAAGGAAGTCGGACCGCCTTCCTGCTTCAACTGGGCAAGACCCAGATAACGCATGGAAGCACGACGTTCGACAGCATACTGCGAATTCGTCTGCTTGAAAATCTGGGGCCACTGGCGCGGGATTTGATCGTATTTACCGCTAATTCCCCAAAGTCCAGGCAAAAGCAAATCGCGAATTTGAGAAAGCGCTACGGGCATAGAGACCTACTCCTTAGATGCCGGTCAGGTTAGATCGGTCGAAGTTATTCGGAGCGACCACAAGGATATTGCCGGCACTGGTGTTATCAGTACCGTTAACGCCAGGAGGCGCATAGTTCGAATAAAAATCGTAGATACGGAAGGGAAGAGAAGAACCGGTAACCACCACACCAGAAGAAGGGTTCAGAGATACGTTGGACACTCCACTCAAAGTGTTCCCTAGCGAGGAAACAGCAGCAGTAAATCCAATGTTCAAACCAATCTGGCTGGCCGAAAGAGTGGCAACCGTCGAGCACTGTGCGATATAAAGCATCTCGGTATCGGTGCAGCACCAACCCTTAACGTCGTTAGTTCCCGACGTGGTAGCGACCGAGCCGGGGAAATACGGTGAGAATACAATGCGGTTAACAGACGCGTTGTAGTACTCGCAGCCCATGAAGATGCCGCGAATTTGCTGAGTGCCGGAAGCCGGTAGGGTGACATAAGGACCAGTGGTCGAAGTCGCGATCGGATCACCAGTGAAGTACAAATTGGGATCAGACGATGCGATGACTACGGTCTCAAAGCCCGCAGTCGGGGCGCCGCCATCAAGGCGGCGAAGCTGGCGGAAACCAAAGGGGGCGGGTACGTTTGCCAATTTTATTCTCCTAAGCCATTCAAGGCATTGAATTGGCCAAGGGCGATATCACGCGCCATCCTAGCCATTTCCTTGGTGGGGAACTGCTTGCGGATTACAGAGCGTCCATTCCTGATCAATCTGGCCAGGAACCCTTTACGACGCATTTTTGGAGTAATCTCTGGGTAATTCCAGACGTTCTCTTTGCGAGAAACGTCTCGTAGGTTGGATATACGGTTATCGTCTTTTAAAAGGTTTATGTGATCGATCTCACTGACGGGCCATGCCCCGTACACATAAAACCACGCTAAACGATGAGCTAGGTATCGATATCCATCTACGCGAATTACTCGGTAGCCAGTTGCCAATACCGTGCCAGCCTGCATTCCAGTTCGGAAACGAGGGTTATGCCCCCTATCCGATTTCCAGAAAAACTTTCCGGTCTCAGGATCATAAGAAAATCGTTCCCGCAGAAGCTCTGCGCGAAGGGCCCTTTCTTTAATCCTGTTGACAACAGCCAATGTGATAGCTCCTTTTGCACAACCAGGACCATCCCGGTTGTGTAAAACGTCAGAAAGCGATCAACGCTCTTCCGACAGAGCCATCACGGCGCGTGATGGTGGTGGTTTTGGCAGCGCGCCAAGCCCGATATCGAGCTGTAATTCGTCACACTTACGACAGAATTATATTACCGTCAAGCCTTGTTGCGTTTAAATAGCTCGCACCAATAGCTTTTTTCGATCTCTCCAATAACCAATGTGCACTTCCCTCCAGGAATATAGTGAGCGCAGATACCGCAGTGCGCCTTTCTCATCCCTTCGGAGTAATCAACCTCGTCTTTAGTATGGGTAGGTTTCATCAGACAGAGCTACGGTGCAGCCTCTATTAACCATCCCAGGAATAACGCCGGGTATATCTTTGTGTTTGAAATTTACGTTCCTAACGCCATCGTAGGACCCAACATGGGGTATCTCATCGATAATTTCTCTTTGACTGCGATACGTGCTCCAAGAGGGCAATGCAGCTTCTAGTCTCTTCTGTTCCGCGATATAACGATCGACATCAGGAGAAACCTCGATTTTATTGATCTCGTTCGACCATGTAATGGAATTCACATCGAGGAACTCAGGCTCAATAAGTGCACAGGCGTCCTTGTAAGCAGCCATATCCAAACCCGTGGTAAGGCTCTCCCTTACCTCAATGATCTTGGTAATCGGATTACGCTGCCAGTCCCGACCCTCGATCCAGACCTTATGGAAAGTATCCATGATCTTCACAGGCATGATATTGCAGGCGCGAACGATCGATGGCGCTGCCACAAGTGACGCGCCCAGACCGAAAAGAAAGCCCCTGCGTGCTAGTTTCATTCCTCAGGAACCCTCAAAAGGGGCTCATAACTCTTGTTGATCTTGTTAGAGTTGAGCGCAGTGCGATGTTGGCCATCCAGCGTTACGTTAACGTCACCGCCACGAAGCTGCTGTTCCTTGATCCAGACCTGTTCGCGGGCCTTCTTCTTGTCGTGCGCCAGCGCCATCTTGGTGTACTCTGCGGGTCGCTCCATCAGAACAAGACCTTCGACATTGATCTCGCCCTCGTAACCCTTGGGCATCCAGATGCCATCATGACGCTTGGATGGAACGGGCATCCAGCCCTTGCGCTCAAACCGAGCCCGGCGCTGGGGCTGATGCTGGCCGAAGATACTATCCGTGACCCACTGGTAGCTCATGCCGTCCGGGATCATCTCAGGAGAGACCTTGAGCCGATCTTCATCCTCGTCAACCACATAAACGAAGTCATCTGGAAGACGGGAAGTGGCCTTCGGGCGAAGATCGATCTTCTCCTTGTTCTTGGCTCCAGGAGGCCGCCCGCGACGTTTTGGTTCTTCAGTTGTCATAATAGCCTTCTTCCTTCATCTCGTTGAGGCGCATCAGGTTCCGGGCATATTCCTGGGGGGAAATACCGGAAATAGCCGCTGCTTCCTGCTGCTTGACGCTCAGCTTGATCTTTGAGGAACTGGGCTTGCCGCTATTGGTCGGAGCATCCCTGGATACTGGTGCTGACACTAGCGTTCTCCTTGCGGTCTGGCGGCGGGAGACGGGCTCGGGATCGTCATCCTCCTCATTGTCATCGATCTCTTCCTCAGTCTCTGAGTAGCCAAGGCGATCCTCCAGGTACTGAAAATATTTCTTCGACCCAGGAGTAAATCCCTTATCTTCCGCTTCCACATGGGCACCTTGAAGCCTCATATTTTTGCGTTGATCGGTCCAGGCGTCTGGATGAGTTTTCAGCCATTCCTTCTGGCTTGGCAACAAGGCTGAGTTAGCGTCAATTTGTTGCTCTACGCTAAGGCGCTGCGCAGGAGGAGGATTGCGCTTTAGTTCCTCAGCCCTGGCGACAGCATTGGCTTTACGCTGCTCAAGGATATTCTTGCCGTCCTCAAGCTGGATGATCTTGGCTTCTGCCCTGGCAATGCGCTTCTGGGCATCCGTCGCGGCCCTATGATCACCATTTGTGAGAGCGCCCTCAAGATCGCGCTGAGCCCCTTCGGACTCGCTCTCAGCCGCGCCCATGGCAGTCAGGACTGATTGATACTCCGCTTCTTCAGCTCGCGTGAGATAACCACTCGACTCGCGCTGAGCCTCTTGGAGACGGGTCTGGGCCTCAGCTTGCTGCCTCTGGGTCTCGATCTGAACCTTGCGGCCTTCTTCGATCGCAGCCCGCATATCCTCAAGCTGCTTCTTGAGATCGCTGGTTTCAGCGACACGAGCTTCCTCTTCCGCCTTCTTGTGGCGGCGATACTCGCGAGCTGCTTCCTTCTTGGACTCTTTTTGAGCGTCCGTATCCGTAGCAAGTTCCGCAAAAGAATCCGTAGGATTGCTCTCTTCGGTAACTACCGGATCATAATCGATCTCTACCTCAACATCCTGAGGTTCTTTGTCTCTCGGAGGTTTAATGCGGGGCATTAGTAAACCATCTCCGGTCTGGGAATGATCAGTTTGACGCTGGTATCGACCAGCATTCTACAGGGGCGTTCACCGACTTTAAGCTGCCACCCATCACCGGGACGGAAGACAACCCAGTCGCCAATCTGGGCGCGCTGCTCGCCGAACTCCATGTCGGCGGTACTCACAAAAGCAGCGGGACCGCACTTCAGGACCAATCCAACCTTGCCCTGATAGTCATCTTCCTTGCGGGTATTGTCCGTCAGGATAATGCCGCCGGGGGTCTTTTCGGGGCGCTTCCAGATACCCACGAGTATCTGATTATACATCACATCAACTTCAGAGAGATCGCCAACCTCTTTGATGATCTCCTGCTTGCCGTCGTCTTCCTTGTTAGGAAGATTAACCCAGGCTCTGGTAGTCCCCATTTTGTACCTTTACGTCCTCATGATCTCATCATCGATCTGTTCGCAGATAGCGATAACATCCCGGATGCACTGAAAGTATCCCATCTGTCTCATATAGTCATCTTGTGTCAAGACAGTCTGGGTAATAACTTCTGTTCTAGTTCTCTTTAACTCGTCTAAACGTTTGAACAGTTCATTCTCAAAGTTATTCACTTTGACTTCTTTCCAGCCTGCTGAAGACGGGCAACGCCTGTGGCTTGACCGGCATCAGGAATACGACCACCAGAGGCACGCTTAATACCTCCGCCACGTTTCTGCATGGGCATCCCAGGCATACCTCCTCCTGGAGGAGGAGCGCCCATGGGAGATGCCGGGGCTGGCGAGGGGGAGGGCATACCAGCCCCGGCTTGCATCGCGGCCATATCGTCCGGAGAGGGAGTCGCCGGGGGAAGACCGCGAGCAATCGATGATTTGTGCTTTCCACTATGATGCTTGGCACGCCCCCCTCGCGCCAACGCATGAGGATGATCCTTGATCTCCATCACGTCGGAATGGGAACTATCTACGTGTCCGTATCCCTTCGTATCAAGGTTCTTGACGGAGCCACCCTTATGGATGGAGCCCATCTTGCTCTTGCCAGATTTATGCGCTTGGTGCTTGAAGGGATGCATGTTTCGTGACCTCTTTAACAGCGTTAATGGGTTGGCTATCGCCGTGCAGTTGATCCCCAACAAACCATTTCAGGTGAACTTCTTGTTGGTCGCAGCCCACCACCGTCATGTCAGGACTGCCGCTTTTCAATTGGACTATATCACCAGCTTTATACCTTGGGGCGAATTTTGTAAAAACCAGAAGGTTAGTTCCCAGCACTTCTTTAACTTCGGCCATAATCAGTCTCCCTTTGATGCAGGCTTAGGTTTTGGTTTCAATTTAATAGCTTCAATCTTGGCGTCATTGTTCATGCCCGCAATGTGCGCTTTATTGGCCTCTTGAAGAGTGGCCATATGCGCTTCATGGGCATGATCGCGGGCCTGTTGAATATGATCAGACTGAATAGATTGCAGATGTTGGTTCTGATCCGATTGTAGTTCCTGCTGATGCTGATGATGTTGCATCAGTAGCTGAACCGCATTCTGCATGGTCTCCTGGCCGCCGCTGTCATCCTGGCTATGGATAAGCCGCTCTTCCAGAAGCTTAAGGCGTTCCAGGACGATCTTCATTTGTTCCACACGCTCGCGCGAGGCGCGATCAGCCGCCTTGTCCTGAGAGGACATTTTCTGGATTTCCATCTTGAGCTGCATCTGCATGATATTGGATTGCTGCGCTTGCTGGTTGGCTTGCTGCTTGGCCTGTGCGGCAACCATGCCCGGATCGGGCGGGGCAGCGGCAGGCGTGGCGCGGAACAGTCCCTGTGGGTCTATGCCGGCAATCCTCATGGTGCGGACATCAACTGCAATCGGGTCATAAAGAGCTGGCTTGGCAGCAGAAAGAGTCTGGATGACCGCGGCCTTCGCGATCCTGTGCATGCTGGTGGGATTATTCGGATCGGCTACGGGAACAAGATTAGCGTCATTGAGCGCTTTGAGGAATTGCTGCTTCTTCCATGGCATCGCCGGGTGGTTATTGAAACGCCAAAAGGCTTCCGGGTCTTCCTTAAAGCGCTCCTTAAGAAGCTTGAACTCGCGCAATTGAGCATCATGTAACCTTTTATGGACCGCATCCATTACTTTCGTTGCTTGCTCGATCAGAGCCAAAGTGGTTCCAACCGGAGCATCTTGCTTGCCTTCACCGATATTCACATCGGCAGCGCCGCCTACCCGTTGGCCGACTTCTTCCACATGCTGGATGAACTGAACAAAGGCGGCGCCGACATCCTTGTACGGCATGGGCATCACAGCCTGACCGATTGGCATGCCACCGGTATCCAGACCGATGCCTGTACCAGGGGCCACGCGGAATTGGTTGGTGAGCTGCCGCCCGAATTGCTTCTGATAGACGAACCCAGGGAAGTTAGCGAACATGCCTGCATCGAGGATTTCTCGCCATGCAGCGGTCAAAGCAGCCGTGGTATTACCCAGGATGTTAATAAGACCGATGCCATAGAAGCCCATGGCGTTCACAAAGGGGAAACTTACGAAATACTCTTTTGCGATTGCGAGCTTGTCTTTCTCTTCCCAGTTACGACGCACCTGGAGGACCTTGCGGCTCTCTTTATGGATCGTGACGACATAGGGAACATGAAGACCTGTATTTTTGCCCTTGTTCTTGTGCTCGAAGCCATCGATATCAAGCTCGCAATAGCATTCATAAATCTCGTGCTCGGCATCCTGGGGGCGCTGGGCCAGAGGCACGACACCCGTTATTTCATTTTTGATCTGATCGACCGGAGAAGGCTGAAGATAAGACGGGGCGGGCATGATATCCGTATCCCGATACGCTCCGACAATCTGCATCAGCTTAAGTGTTCTAGGACGCATCTTGATAATGTGCGTGATGCGACCACAATTATCCAAATCTGTTGCTGAATTGTTGACGACTAGGTCTTCAGCGTTGACGCTCTCAGACACAGGCCGGCGTCTCAAAGGACAGTTGTAGACCTTCTTAAATCCCTGGCCGCCAGCGCCAACCCAAAACAGCATGCGATCCGTATCGGGCACGTATTCAGTCGCGACCGCTGTCAGATAGTGGTTGAAGTCTGTTTCGAGCGCCATGGCCAGCTCGTCCGCTGGATCGTTTTGACCATCAGGAATAGCCGGTGACGGGGGCTGCATCATGCCAGTCGGCGCCGCAGACGGTGGGGGCGGCGGCGCCGATCCTCCAGGAGCGGGCATGCTCGGTGGAGGTGCTGGGGGTCCCGGAGGTGCAGGAGGAGGGGGAGCCCCAGGCGCTGGCGGCCCTTGCAAGGGATTTCCCATCGGTGGACCGCCATTATGTCCCATTTGAGGCGGGGGAGCAGGTGGAGGCGTCGGAGGAGCTTGCGGCACCGGCTG